CAGAGATAAGCAATTGAATGCTCTCCAGGCGTAGCCGCTCATAGATCCAATGCTGCGGAAGTTTTGGCGGCCCGAACTCACCTTCTGCACGGCTGGCCAGCAACTTCTTCTGCTCTTTCAAGATCTGATCATAGAGCTTATTGAGACGCGGCTGTATTTGCGCTAGCGTGTGCTGGTGATAGCGCTCCATCGCATTGACGGCTTGTGCTTCACGCTGCAAGAGACGCTGACGAAAGTTTTGGACAGTGCGTTGAATGCGTGACGTTGCTGTGGTCATGGTTCTGTTCTGTTTGCCCATTGAATCAGACAGGGGAAGCTACAAAAATAATGCTCAGATGCATCCAAGTTCTTTTCTGGAATAATGAGCAATTCATGAACAATGAGCCAATGATTATTTTCCTTATTCGGTCGCTTCTTACATATATCGCAGAGAGGTACAGGGACATGCAATTCATCCTTGGTGCGCCCATTTATTTTGTTCTCTAGCCGTCTCGCTCGCCTATTTAAATCTCTTGTGCTCATATATTTCCATTCCTCATTTTATTATTCCATTCGCAATCATCAACGCAATAGCAAGCGCACATTCCGAGATGAGCAGACAGATGCACGCGCGTCGACGCGCTAGTAGCCGATCCACAAACCAAATGACAGTGCTAAATGGCATGGATTGCAGGATGACACAACCAAGCTGATCAAAGCATTTTCCCAGTTCTTCTATCTCCTCGTAGAATGTGCGATGGTTATTCATCATTCCTCCAATGGCAATACACCTATAAAATGTGCCGTCATATTCCGCTTGTTTTCTCCGCTATAGCGTTGTACTGCCCTCCCAAAAAGCGTTTCGAGTCCATGGCTATGATACTCACACCAGTGATCGCCACCATTGACATCTCTGTATAGGTTGAACTCACCATCGATTTTATAAATGTTGAGCGGCGTACCCCGCTGCGCAAGAATCTTGCGCGCACGAACCACTGGACATGACGGCTCGTGTATCCAGTCGATTTCTTCAGTATAGATCAGTTTCGCAGTGAGTGGCGCGTGATTGCAATAGACGCAGTAATACGCCTCCTCACTCTCTGCAAGAGGTCCGATTGCCATCTCTAAGATGATTTGCTCTTCTTCTTCGATCATTATTCCTCCTCAGGATCAAATCCATAGCGTCCAAGCATTTCAGAGATTATTTGCTCTGACGGCTTATCCTCCACGACACGCTGTACATCACGTGTGATCTTGTCAAGTGTACTATCTTCTTTTGTCAGTTCCTCTAGATTCAATTTCTCTTGGGCGAGCCATGCGAGTAAAGATAGTGATTGTTTAGCATTGAGATAAACAAAATTGTCCATGCACGTAATATAGATGCCTTTTTCACCAGGATATGCCGCACCATATTGGACTTCTGCTTCATCGCAATCATCAAGTTTGAAGGGTTGCCAATGCTTGTCTTTTTCGCTCATTCATCCTCCTCTGGAATAATGCCACCTAAACGCCTTACGGTTTCATCGTCCATCAGAAGTGGCCTGTGATTAAACAGCCACTCCCAAGAAGGTTCAGGATATGCTGGTTTGATTTGACCATCGGGCACAGTTTCATCAATCTCAATATTTATTCCATAGAGGCTATGAAGCTGAAGAGGTTCTTTGCGTGGCTCTTCAGGTTCGGGTAGACACTTTTCCAGTTCTTGACTAAGCAGAGCAAGCGTTGCTGAATTCGCTCGATACTTCTGTGGAGGAGGGAATTCGCAGCGTAGCTTCTCAGCTTGTGCTAAGGGGTCGTCGACGCTCGCAGGCTGGGCAGTTTCTCCAGCCTCCACAACCTCACCCGCCGGTCTCCAACCCGCTGCCAACTCTTTGATAAGTGCGTCGAACTCCGCAAAATTATTGATGCCAAATGCAAAATAATTATGTATTCCCTCGACTGTCACGCCCATAGCTTCTGCCCTCTTCACAAGTTGCTCAATCTGTTCAGGCGTCGGGTTCGCCTTGTAGCGATCAGATGGAAAGACTGCCATGATCTTGATGATATCTTCTTCTCGCTTGATCTTTTCCTGCACGCTCATCATAAAGTGTAGTGCATCGTCCGTGTCTCTCATCTCGCACCCCCAACAAGCAACGCTACTATAGCAAGTACAAAAATATGCAGGACCTGATCACCCCATATGGCGACGTGCAACGCCATATCTCCGGTTGTCGTCTGCTTATAGAATTTGCGCCACCAGGACAAAGGCACGCGCGTATCAATGAGCAAATGGATTACTGCGATGATGAGAGCGGACGGCCAGGGAAAGATCAGCAGCAACGTCACGCCATGAATGCTGGCATGCACAAAAGCTGCCGGATGAGGCAAGAGAAAGAGAGGACCCTCGCCAACAGGGGCAGGACCCAAGAAACGCAAATAGTCCCTCGGTCCAGCAAATCGATATTTATTTTCTGCCATCCAGTGATTTTGCAAGACCCAGTCACAAAATAAGTGAATGACGATTCCCCATAGCAGTAGGCGCGTTGCCGTGTCACTTGGTACGATCATTGTACTCCTTAGGCCACCCGGTCATATCTGGCACGATCTGTACAACATGCCTTATAAAGGCTTCGTCTCGATCAGGTGGAAGCGGCGCACCACCAAGCATAAAATGGGCAGCAGAAGAGACGAGATCATAGGCGCGTTGTGCTATGAGAAGCTGAAAGCGCCTGTTGGCATCCTCTACCGGCTCCTTTAGATCTACTGGCAATTGTGCACACTCTTCTGCCAGCAGCTTCGCAAACCCTGCAAACTGTATATCACGCGGGTTTTGTCCTTCACTCACTACCTTGCTCCTCCTTACAATAGCAATCATGGCAGGACGGCATATAACCCTCTATTGTTCCCTCATCGTTAAGCTTCACATTCAAAAATGTTGCAATTGCGCCACAATCACACTCCAAGCGTTTGGAGCCTGCAATCACGAGAATAATCGGCTGAAATCGTGCCCGTCCCTCTTGTACATCTGCTCGCCTTTGTGCTTGGATATCATCTATCACTTCAATCACTCCTAAATTTGCGCCAATGGTGGCAACTGGCTTCTGTCTACTGTAAGTGGATCATAGGTATAGCACGCAAGCAGCATAGTATTGCCCCATATAATGCAATGACGCACTCCACACGAGCAAGGAAAGTCATATCCTCCCTGTCCTTCTGTTTGTGAGCGGTGCACCATATGCATGCAACGCTCACATTTCCACCACCATGTTTGTCCAATATGCTTCATGTCTCTGATTCTAACGACTCCGACCACTGCCCTTTCTCCTTCTTCTCTTGGCACGTCTATAGCGTGATGGCCGCCCCTTCTTTTGACGCGGCTTTGACTCTACGGGATGCATTGCGAGTAGAGCATTTACATCTTCTATGTTCTGCAGCATGTAGGCATATACAGTCTCCGCCCACAGCTCAGGAATGGAATGTTGCATTGTGATGATTTGTCCTTCCGATGGCAAAGAGAAACGCGGTCTTTTGAAAACGATATGCTCCCACTCTTTAGGGATATGCTGCTGTAATATATCACTCATTCTTTTGCAAGCCTCTCTAATGCAGTGCGGTTCTCTTGTCCCCAGTCGAGCAATGTCAAAAACTGCCCGATTGATAGCCATACTTCATCAGTTGCGCCGTACTTTTCGACAAATGCCCTATCATGCCCAATGCGTATATCATTCGTAACACCTACATGGATATGCTCTGCAATGTAGGGATTGTTGCCATCAAGCTCTGCGCTGTCGATGATATGCTCACTCACTGCTGTACTCCCTGATCTTGCTTCTTAGGATAAACATTCCCTATTCCTTCAATATCTCCCCTGCCCATATACATCAAATCCTCTCCGCATTTAGAGCAACGAATAGGCCCTCCACTAGCATTCATCCCCTGTACACTCACAAGCTCAACGTGCCCAACAAGCAATAGCTGAACAGAGGAAGGCGGAGGAAGCTCCTTATTAGAGATGATATATTGATAAAAGGCATGCCAATCAGGAGATGGACTGCTCAGATCCAGATGAAACTTCTCGTCTTTTCGCATGAGCATCGTTTGTTCCCACTCTTGCCCACACTTGCACTTCTGTTTGACGCAAACAGCAACCTCGTCCATCATTGCTGTACTCCTTGCTCTTGTTGTTGTGCGTCGCTAGCCGGTGGCACACCCTGTGATGGTGAAGGAGGAAGTCCCTGGCCTCTGCTATACATAGTCATCTTCTTTGCATCTTCATTAGCGCTCTTCTCTGCTTCAGCATCAGGATCGAAGCCAAGTTGCCTCTGCAATGTGTCGTCAGAGACGCCGATACTTTGCAATACGGTTGCCTCTTGAGCCATTGCCATCGTATCCACTGGAATAATCGGTTGCCAGTGAAACTCTAACGGATAGTCCTCATACCGCTCCAATGGAATCTTGCCACTCAGTACAAGCGCCGCTCTTGTCACATCTCGGATGAGTGCACCGTAGTGACGCTGTTTATCGGTCGTTTTGTCAGTGAGTGGCCCGTGCATGATTTGCAGTGCTATACCGCTTGGCGCACCCATTCCCTTTATGCTTTCAATGCGTCCTTGCGCTACTGCTGGAATGCGAGATTGTTCATCCATATCTTCGCGTAGATTGGCAAGAACGGACAATAAACCAGTGAAATTGTCCATTGGAAGCAATGTCTTTATATCGGAATCCGGAGCCTCCAGGCAAATAACTCCGTCCACGGATGTATCTATCTGGCTTGATCTTACTCCATGTGCCACCGTTTTCATGTGTCCGTGATATTTTACAATCCTCATGATGTTGGAGCACATGAAATTGATGGATTTATTCATCTGGATAAGATCAGCTGTGAGGTCAGGCCTTCCCCAGGCGTCATTGGGATCAGGGAGATTTTGGCGCGTAAATATTGGCGCAAATGGATAAAGCCAATCATCATGTTTTTTGCTCATCTGCCATCTGCCATCAATGCCACGACGCATGTAATCCGTGATGGTCCAGTAATCACGAAGATCATAGTTTCCGACAGCATAATCATCATTGTCGGGATCAATGCGGGCAATGATTTGCTTCTTCTGCATATCATTTCCGCAAGGATATTCGATGATATAGGCAAGAATGAGTTCAAAGTCTTCCGGATCCGTCACTATGCGGATATTTCGAGGATTGAGATTCACAATACGGGGATACTTCATGCTTCCAATGGCAGGGATAAGCTTCAAGAACATCTGTCCAAACATACCACCGTTCATCGCAATTTTACACAGCTTAATCATGCGATTATCATCATCGCCACCCCAGACGCCATCAATGAAATCTTGAATCTCTGAGTTCTTCGTCGTCGTCTCATCGCTGGCTTCAATCTTCAGCACTTTGCCAAATAGCGCCGCCTCGCCTTTCATCACAATCGGCTCACTGCGATTCGGCTTCACATTATCGTTTGGCTGGTTCTTTTCCACGACAAGCGGATCTGGCAGCTCGCCATCAAAAGCTTTTCGTGCTTCGTCCATCTTGCGCTTGCGATCAGAGTCGACCTGTGACATTGGAGCTTGTGCGAGTGTTGTCGGTGTTTGTTGTTGTGTCATGAGTTGCATGGCTTCCTTGCCCCCTTTGCCAATTCTTCGAGCTTCGCAACCTCCATGGCTTTATCAGGATAATAGGGATGTGGCAAATAAACGCCATCCCATTCAAGTCCATCGCCTACAATAGGTTCAATATCCACCCAGTGCTGATATACTGAAATGTTGCTTGGAGAAGAGTCCAGATCATTGCTGAGATGTGTTATTTCCAGCCTTGGAAACTCAATAAACTGCTCCTGATAGCGGTCAAGTTGTTGCCAGCGTGGATAATAAATACCAATCTTCTTTGGATAGCTTCCAAAAACCTCATGATAAAGTTCACCAGCCTTATGAATCTTCCTGAATAATTGCGCGTTATTTAGCATGACATCACCTCCGTTTCATTGGCACAACGACGCTTTCAGGCTCTCTAATCTGCTTTGCGTGTTCCATCAATGCCCGACGCATCGCCGCTGTTTTGCTTGCTATGCCGTAATGCTGCATGATGACATTCAGTGAAGATTGTGCCTCTTCTTCAAGCCAGATTGTGACACGCTATTTTTCCTTCAATGTGCTATCTCTCCCACCATACGACGTTTCCAGCTATTGTGTGCATTTCACTGTCCTGGATGGTCGCAACTTCCCCTGTCCACAAAAATGTTTGCCCTGGGAGGACAACGAGTGTCCCCTCCTCTAGTCCGGTATGGCCGCCCCATGCGGAAAAATTGACCTGCTCCATCTTTGTGCGCAGATCTGAAATCTCAATTTGATCATCGGTCTCATATCCTTTTGCGATCGCGATCGACGAGAGGGAGCCGCCAGTTCTGTTGAGAGGAACAAGATCAAGACCACCAGAGATTGTCGGATCTCGATACAGCCGGATCGTTGAGTTTCCATCGCCGCCAAAGTAGAGGCGATGAATATAGAGATTCTTTACGCTATCAGCAGGATTTTTGAGAGAGATGAATCCCGTTGCTGCAGCAACAAACGCATTAAAAAGATGCGTAACGCTAAAAAGAGATTGGCCTCCTGGCACAGAACCATGATATCCTGCAAGACCACCCGCACCTTGCGTCTGACCGAGAGATGTAAGAATGTTGTCAATATTGCTTTGGCTTGTCACAGGGTGTTACCTCCATATTGATTTGGCATAACTGACACCTGATTGCTGTAAGTCGAAATATGCTATCAAGTAGCGCAGCGCATCCATTCCATCGTCCATCTCTTTCACAGGATCTTCACCCTTCTTCTTGCCCTGTCTCGTATCCCAGATGTAGCTCTCAGGCTCTTCCTCCACGCACGTAGGCAATTTTGCCTCAACAAGATCAGGATCTTTGAAGTGACATAATGAGTCTCGCATGATCATGATGCGTGGTTTTCCGTCGCCCGCGTCACGCATACGAGAGGACGTAGCTTGAATGCCTGGTGAGACATCTTTGGTCGCTCGTATCGTATGCAGTCCTAGATGCCTTTCCAGAGTGGCGCGGTCCTCTGCGTTGTGATCGCAAATGATCGCACGCGGGAGAGGATCGCCACCATCTTGCCCCCATCGCGATACCGACCTGATCATTTTGGCGTGATCCTCTACCAGTGTTCTTGTCTTATAGAGTTGTCTGTAGACATAGATCCTTCCGTCAGGATCTTGCGCACCCCACAGACAGACAAATGGATGAATGTAGCCAAAGTCCACAGCCAAGAAGCGTGGCCACTCCCTGGGAACCTCAAAACGATTGACGATATTACGCCCTGGGTTCCATGAATCCTCATAAACCATGCCCTCGGCAGAAACCCACAAACCTTTGCGATAGCGAAGATACCGCACGCCTGTTAGCCTATCCAGCTTACCCAGATAGCGCCTGCCCTCCGGTGTGATCGTTCCATCCCTGTTGTAGAGCATGGGATTATCTTCATGGTGCGTCTCGTACATCAAGAGGCCGCCATCACTAGCGCGTTGTTTGATCCAGTGCGTTTGTGGTCCTGGATTCGTGTCTCCGATGAGCTGCTGGACAGGAAGCTTGCCGTTTCGCAAACGGATTGAACAATCTTCCCAGTCTCCTTGATCAAGCTCTAATGCCTCTTGGATATAGATGATATCCCACTCACTCGACATGATCTTGCTGCTTTTGTCGAGGCCACCGACCGCTATGATAGATTTATTTGGATATTGATATTGCTGCATGGAGGATTTGAACCGGACACCTTGCGAGGGATGGAGAACCTTGTTTTCCAGTGTGACCATACCTGACTCAGTGAGAGAGCGACGTGTTTTGCGTGCCATGAGAATGCGACAATTGGAGTACTCTGTAGCCCAATAGTTGAGATATTCAAGGATGCCTCGACTCTTGCCAGTGCCAGCCGGGCCATTAAGCATTATCTGCTCTTCCCTACACTCAAAGAGGCGGCTGATGTTGCCGTGTGCCGTGTACGTTTCCTCAACTGTTTGGGTTGGCATTGTCCCCTCCAGGTGAGTGCGTCAGGATGATTTTCTTGGTGTAGTTCTGGTTTGCCAGTTCTTCTTCTGGTGTCTCGTCGAGGTTCAGAAGGTCGCGTCGTGCATCCGACAATTTGAGCAATCGGTCTACTGCCCACAGGTTTATTTCGGTCTTCTCCCCTTCTCCAAATGCCGCTACCCAGACCTTCTGGTGAATCGTATCAAGGATCTCTAATTCCAGTTTGCGGTATTCTTTCTTATCAATCTGGATATCTTTTTTGAGAGCATTCTTGATAGCATTGCGAGCAGCGCCACGATTAGCATAGCTGCATCTATCTGCTATCTCCTGATAGGTCAGGCGTTGCCGACGAAGCGAGAGCGCAAGCTTTAAGCGTTCGGCTTCGTTCACATCAGGATGTATTACCCCTTGTGTATTACCGGATGTATTACTTGTTGCCAAAAAACGCTTACCTCTGTCCAGTCATACGTACATCATTTCACAATAACCGGCACATGATACACAATCATCAATAGAAGCATCACCACCATCAGAATAATGCACCACTTCGCAGCATACATAACCGCACGAATAAGCCATATCATGAGAAAAACAGCACTAGATCACTCCAAATGTGCACAACAACAGCAATCGCGATCAAAAGAGCAATCAGAGCCAAGAGCACAATGAGCACATTGGCCGCACGAAGTTCCTCCTCACGTGAGAGTCGTTGCTGATATTTCTGTGCTTCCTGATAGAGTCGGTGCATGGCTCACCAATGCTTAATCATAGACGACCTATCGCAATTATACTATATATGGCGCGTGAATTCCATATGATATAGACCGAGGGGTCATGATGAGATGAAGAGTGTAATCTTTAAGGACAGCATGGCTGAACAGGAACAAAATAGGGCAAACAAAAAAGCCAGCACATGAGGCAAACCTCGCATGCTGGCAAATGGCTCTTCCGTATCCGCCCGGAAGAAACGGCGCACAGCATTGTTATGGCTGTGACAAAGATTTTCCTTATCAAGCATAACAGATTTTCAAATTCGATGTATCTCAACTCGCGAGTACGTGCAGGGCAACAAAAAAAGCAGAGGCACTATATTTTGTACGCGGTGCTTCTGCCAAGTCGCGTTGTTTGTTCAGGTGTCACGTAGTGTAGAAATTAATCCCCAAGGCCGAGGATTGGAGCCATTATAGCACGAGGCTACTCTTCTTTAAGAGACAGAGGTGGCGCTACAATATAATGTGCCTCGTTGATGCCGGCCACCAGGCAAACCTGTACATTATGTTTGGCGAGCCACTTCAAAGCATTGTTGCGACCTATTTCAGCCGCATTAAACGCCTCTGAGTTTGCTGCCATCCTGCATGCCATGTGGGTACGATTCAGAGCATTAAGATATGCCTGAATCTCTGTTTGCGGAACACTATTGTCCATAGAAGTTGCTTCGTCCTCCCTTGCTGAGAGCAGGATAGGGGAATAGTCCATCCTGCCGATTTGAAGTACAGAGGGGGATTGTATGACCCCTCTTCTAATATTCTAGCACATAAAACCGTGCTCACTTGCACACTTATGCAGAAGCTGATATCGCCTTACACTGCTCTCGATAACAATAAGGAGAGCACTATGATTAGATTACGGGTCAAGGAAGTTGCAAAGGAGAAAGGCATCAGTCAATCGAAGTTGGGAAGGCTGGCAGACGTTGATGTGAAGACAATGAGGAGAATCTACACAGAACCGACAACACCACTACTTACGACAACATTGGATCGAATCGCGAAAGCATTGAAAGTCGACGCCTCAACCTTGATCGAGAGCGTGCCAGACGAGGAATAACAAAAGCCAGATCTACTATTCCATCTCAGATCTGGCTCCTAGGCTTCTCTGTTGTGGGACGAAGAAGCAACTTTTATGGTCGAGGTAATTATACAACAAAAAAGCCCTAGGGAATCACTGTCCTAGGGCATGCGTACTCTTTGCCCATGCAACTGTTGCAACAGCCCATAGGCTCACAAAAATCCGAGTACAGGGGCCTTTTCGTCATGCTATCCGAGCAATCTCCCCAATGGTATCAATCCCAAAATCGGGCTCTATTTTGCATGCAATACACTGCAAAAATTATTGAATGTTTCAATCCCCGTCGGGCCGCGTGGCGACCTAAGTGGAAGCCGCCACATAGATAAAGGAGAAACGTGTGCATACACTCAGTATATTTCAAATTCAGGCAATCTTCAAGCCCCGGGCCAGTCGTCATTGACTGCCCTCGATCTCGTAGACTTTCCATTACTCCGAACCCGCATTCATTATGCATCATTCGGGCCATTCAGTGCAATAATCTAGCAGCCTAACACACCAACCTTGCAACCAATGACCTTAACTCCTGTAAAACTAAGAGGCTGGCTACTAAATGCATATAAACTTGCTCTACAGGCGGCTTCATGGTTGCGGGTGCGATGGGAACATTTATTGTTCTTCTCTATTACCGCTTGTGATCTGTTCGACGAAGGGCAATTTTAGCCCATATTTCAATGCGTGATTGATGGCCCTGCAGCGATTATCCCATGACCACTTAACGCCCTCTTCGCCCTCCTTCACTGGGATACCGACCACTAACCTGAATGCTTCAAACTGTTCATCGGAAGCATCTAGAACACTAACCGTTTGACCGTTTTCTAATGGGAGTAGCTTTACCGCTATTTGACGCGGGTTTAATCTGCTCACTGCCGATCCATCTGATACGCCGCTCCCAACACTTGATGTGTCGATCATAATCCTTGTTCCCTCTCTTTGGTTTTGTGAAGTAAAAATGTTCGTAATACGTTTCCATATCATCCGACATTCCAGGCCAATGCCTGCCAAATTCATGCCGAAAAAGCACCACTTCCCGGACAGATTCTATGTCGTCTTTGCCTAATTCTTCGTATCGTCTTTGTCTCCCAGACCCGATTTTTTCCAATTCCGGTATATCAGCCAGTGGAGACGGTTTAGGGCCTTCAAACAATTCGGCATGTGAATTGTTTTCATTCTTTGGGGGAATTGTTTGAACGGGTGCATCCGAACGTTTTTTGTTCGGTTCGGCAAACGTTTTTTGTTCGTCCTCCGAACTCTTTTTGTTAGGAGGAACGAACTCTTTTTGTTCCGCTTCGCTACTTCCTCGCTCCACTTCAGACCGTGTAATTGCTTCTCGTGCGTCCGATGGGGGAACATAGACATTGATTGTTTCGTTCCTTTCTACAGGTGCGATGATTATAGGTGTTAAAGGTTCGGTGATTTGGGATTCCTCCGGTGCACTGGGTGGCGATTGTGGAACAGAGACAATCCTCTCGATAATCCGCACAGGCGGGTCATTCGGTAGGGGGATGTCTATTTCTCGCTTCTCTGCTTTCCCGTCTGTGTCAGAGAAGCGCCTGCTAAAGGGGCTGTTGGTGGCGCGTATGCCCTTTGCTTCTTCTCATCGCGTCTACGCATCTGTTCCTGCTCATAGGCATGATTATCTTCCCTGAGCGCCTCCACACGTTCGTAATGCTCTTGCAATGCATCCTGATCACCGTCGAGATAGCGCGTTCTGAGATCCGGAGCCATCGCCTCAACTGCCAACGATATATCATCAGCCTCAAGTTGCTCCACATGGCGATACGCTTTAGCCAGTCGCCTATCACGTGGTGTGTTTTCGAGCACGTGAATGAGGGGACCCAAAACGGGAGGCATGAAGATTAAGATCAAGAAGAAAATGAAAAGCCAGAACGCGCCCTTCTCCGTAAAGTATGTTGCCCGAAAACAGAGCGTCATCAGGTCCAGAGCCACAACCGCAACCTCCAGACTCCATACCATCCTAACAGGCCATTCTCCTGTCCCATAATAGTCCTTGTACGCCTTAGCGTCGTCTAGCGAGTCCATAAAGCCCGTAAACGTCCACATGCCGCCAAAGATGAAGCAGAACCCAATCGCCAGCGATATAACCAGCGTAATAAGCCCCCCAAACGCCGCTACGGGTGTGCCATCTAACATATTGTGGGCAACGATGCCCATGCTCTGATCAATCAAAAAAGCCGCATTAATCCCAAGCATTGCTTCTATAGCAAAGGTGAATATGCCGATAATATAAAACGCCAATGTATGACGCTTTTTTGCCTTCTTTTTGTCCGTTAATTTGCCATTTCTAAACATCATGCGTCCTTTCATCAGCACGTTATCCATGTTAGGATGGTGCTGTCCTTAGTTCATACAGGACATCATAGCGGGCCTATTTCACTATCGTAGGCCCTCTATTTCACTTCTTCGCCTTCCCACGTCTTGAGATTGCGCCACCGATTCTACCGGCTGCCCTCGCCTCTTCCGGTGTCCATTCATGAGCACGCTTCAAGATGTGGCCCATCTTGCCACCTTTACTCGCAACTTCGCGATTCTCCTCTGCACTCAACTTTGCAAAGCCTTGTGCCTTAGAGCCTCCACGTCTGTACTGGCTTCGATCTTGCATGATCCGATTCACATCCGTTTGGAACGCTTTTGCAGAAGAGAGAGCATCTTTAGATTGCCGTGCTGTGCTCATTTTGCGCCTCCCTAAATCTACGCTTGTAAACCCAGGCCCGTTGACGCGAGATGCTGAGGAATCTACCGATTTCAGCCGCTGATAATTCAGGAGCATCGAGCAATAGCGCAGAGACCCTTATGTATGTCTGGCTTTCTTCTGGCTTTGGGGGCTTCTCCCCTGCATTCTCGACAGCATCAACGGCCTTTTGCGCTAGGTCTGACCAGTGGATTGAATAGAAAAATCCCCTATTTGTGATGTAATTCTGTTGTCTATATACAATTTGAGCACGCACCAAGATATCGAGATGATTTGATACGTTTGGGCGTTCCTCTTTGGGGAAATCTGCTAGGATCTCTTTGCCTGTCGATGCATTTTCTCTCGATAAGATGCTTTTCAAAATCGCGCACCTAGCCGGATTTACCCAAAGCTTTGATGGATTTTCCGCTATTGCAATACTATGCATGATCACCTCCAACTTGTCCCAGCAACTTGTCCAGCGTTTCCCGTTTGATCCGTACCGCATGACGCTCATTCACATGAGGCAATACGACTGCCTCTAGTGTGCCCTGTTTGACCCAACGTCGCACGGTCGCATCATCAACACGCAAAATACGCGCTACTTCTGAAATTGTCAGTAGTTCACTCATTTGTTTTCTCCACGAGTAAGACTTTAATCACGAGAAGTTCAGTCCTCAAACTCTGAACTTCTCCCAACAGTAGCAGCAATGCTGTTTCCATCGCTTTGTAGGCATCATTTGGGGTCGGTAACATTGGGACACTTTGCTGCTCAGGTGTCGCCCCATGCTGCATATCCCATACTTTACGCCAATCTTCATTCATCGTTCTTTCCTTTCTTGATATTTGCCCATATCTTGTCTAACTCACGATCAGACATCTTTGAAGACGAAAAGCCCGCAAGAAATGCGAGGATTATTTTATTGTGACCAACCTCGATTTCCCCATAGGGCAACAAATCTACCGTGTCTCCATGCCTGATGATCTCAGCAGCATAGCCCGATTGCTTTGTTGCTCTCCCGTCAATTTCAAGCCCCCATGCACTTATGGCTTCTTTATGGTTGGGGTCATCCACAGGGAACTTGTAGCTTGCGTCTCCGCTTGTCCATACCTCTACCACAAACACAATGTGCCGTATCTCATCATCGCGATGCTCAAGCCCAAATGTGCGCCCAATATTGAAAAGCGCCTTTTGCTTTTTCAGTGACGTATCGAAGGGAAAATCGGCAAAGAAAAACATGGTTATCCCGCCTAGAATGGTTTCAACCCACAGCACAGGATTATGTTTCTCTCCACTAGACATGATTTCTTCTTTGGCTTGGTCAAATATTGTCGCAATATCCATTCATTGCTCCTTTCAATGTAACATTTTATCGCTTTCACAGCATAACCACTGATTTAGCGGTTTTCAATGCTGTAGTACTAATTGTCCAAATTAATTGCCCATTTCAGAGCAAGCATAACTTCCATCCAATCGCTCTCAATTTGATCATGCAGCTCCTCATGATCTACGCCATATTCTGTCAGGATTCGACACAGTGCAAAGCGCGTGGCAGTGAATTGGATGCTCAAAATCGCCACAATAGGCGGAATTTTCAAAATCCAAGATCCTCTCTCGACTTCCTGAGCAGTGCGCAAAGCTTATTGATGTTGCGCTCTGTTGGTCTGCACTTGCCTTGCTCCCATTGACGATACGTGGAATCATCGCCAAGTTGGAGATAGGCGGTGATTTGGGCTACGCTCCAACCTCGTGCCTCACGGGCGACTTTGAGTTTATCATTCATGTCCAGAGCACTCCATCGTACGGCTCTTCTCCATACTCACACGGCCCGCCACACTCAGCACAGAAATTATCCTCGTCTTCATCTCCAGCTTGCGGATCGTGTCGCAAATCGACGCAATGCACCGACGTTGCTGGCCAGCATGGAGGTCACAGCAGAGGGTCATGGCCTACTTCCCACAAGAATAAGATCAGCCATGTGTTTCAATCGTTGTCCTTGCGGATCATCAATGATGCGTTTCTCAAGTGGCTCTGCCTGCTCAAGCATTCTCGCCAAGCCGTAAGCGAGATCATCACGACCTTGAAAGACGGCGTTCCTGATGCACATATTGATCGCAAAAACACTGCTCCTGATCACATCATCACAATATACGCGGTCATAGAGTGGTCGCCACTTGCGATACTTCGTGACAATATCCTCCTCTTTGTCCAGGCTCTCTGCCCACTGTGGTAAAAGCAACATTAAAAATCTCCTCGCCACGAACTCAACTTTTGCACGTCCTGCTCATGGTGTCGTACACGCCTATCAAATGCTATCTTTGTCAGTTTTGCATGCGTTTGAAAACGCTCATACTTCTTGAACTCATTGATTGCCTCGGCAGGATCATCATAGTTCCTGCCCATCTCGCAAACGGTCCAATCAGGAGGGGTAGCATAGCGAACAGTGAAACGCCCGCTTGGAGATTCGACGACCGTATAAAATGGCGTGATTTGTTTCAATGTCGTACCTCCTTCTTCGTCCAACAATGCCAGCATATCCGACCTTCACGCGTCGTGATAAACTGCTGAGAATTACACCAGACGGCCTGTTCAATACGATCTTAGCCATTGCGATGTTGTGCTCCGAATTCAGCAAAATCAGAGCATGGCACACGTTTGGCGGCGTGGGATACTTTGCTTGTAGCTGGCCTGCACGGTGGAGAAGCTGGGAAAGTGATTTGCTCATACTGCTACCGCCTCTTGCTCTAATGCCAGCTTGCCATACGCAATAGCCCGTTGCATAATCCATGAATCAGACCTTGTGATATCCCAGTCGATCCGGTCGCGGATATATTGAAATTCGCTGTTAGACGGGCCATGCCAAATGATGAGATAGAGCCGATTATCCTGCTCGTAGGGCATCATGTAGAGCATGGGATATTCTGCCCTGATTTCACGCCCTAAGGCGTCTCTAGTCGCTTCCGTGAGCGGTTCAATGGTGACCACCGGAGGAGGAACATTCTGGCTCTCCTCAAACTCCATTGTCACGGCCACATTCGCCAAATTGCCAAGCGAAATGACGCCTTTTGTCCAGTGACGCTTGCAAATAGCTTTCAGATCGATGATGTGTTGCTCGCACTTCACAAGAGGCAAAAGTATCTTCATCGCATTTGCTATGCGTTCCTCACTATCTGCTTTCCCCTCAGGCACGTATACCTTGTACTTCCTTGCCCATCCAATGATGACTTCTTGTGTAATTCCATCTTCGCTATTGATACATTGTCCCGTTTGCGTATAGCCATCCATAGGCATTGTTGTACTGTTCTGCACTTCCAACGCTGCCGTGTCCGTAATGATGTCTATAGGAAATGTTGCATTCGGTATAACGCTTTGTGGCGGAGTATTCAACACCGAAGCGTCGCTATCGGGCGGCTCCATACTGCTCTGTGCTGAATTCTTCACGCCATTTTCACCTTGAGGTGCATTTGCCAGATTGGACGGGGGAATTGGCACCCCCTCGACGCTAGCTGGTGGAAGAGTGACGTCCCCTGATGATTTTAACTCAGGGGTTAAATTGATCTCATTATCTGAAGAATGAAAGAAAGAATCCGTAGCCAGTGATGACGTTGGGGGTTCTTCTCTTCTTTCTTTCTCTTGATTATAAATCTCTGAATTCTTAAGATTAAATCTGCTCTCAGCAATATGACCATTTACAGAGACTTCAGAGGCGGCTTCATGGCTATTTTCCGGTTCGGAGTTTTTTCCGAGTGGTTCGGAGTTTTTTCCGCTCCGGTTCGGAGTTTTTTCCGAGGCATCCGGTAAATTTTCCGATCGGAGTTTTTTCCGAGTAGCCTTTTTCGTGCTCAGTTCAATCCAATATTTCAGCGTCTTATAGCTCGGAACTTTTTCAGGAGAAGAGATACCTTGCTGGATAAGTTCAGGATAGATGGTATAGGCAGTATAGTTCTTGCTTCCCTTGTATTCGATAGTCGTAAGATATCCCAATTCCTTCAGACATGGCTCAGCGTCATCTCTAAGCGTTCGGTCGCTCAGCTCGTCATCCATTCCCTTGATGATGGTTCCCTGTGTTCGATAAATAGTAATTCCTTGCCCGTCTTTGTTCCCCTCCTCAGTGCTAGCACAATAGGTCAGGTAGGCAAGAAACTTTGCTGCATTGCCGTTCCCTCCGCATGCTTTGCGGAGGGAAGGACGCATGATCAGTACTGATTCTTTAGGGAAAGTAATACACCACTTCATCTACTTGTCCCTCTCTGTTGCTAACTGCCCATTCTGGTGAAAGATTTCATGGCAGGTACGGCAAAGTGTGATGAGATCTCTATCCCACTCGTCGCCACGCCGCTCGTAGGTGCGATGATGCGTGTTCAATTGCACCCCATAAGCATTACAGACTTGACAGCGATAGCCAGCTCGTTTCATGGCCCGCTTACGTCGTTCTGCCCATTCAGGAGTTTGGAGGTAATCATAGTAGGGCATCATGCTTAGTTCAGAGATGCGCTGTTTCTTTTGGGCTTGTTCTAGATCCCATTGACGAGAACGCTCATGGCTCGCATCCTTGCGTAGGGCCTCACAGTCATCACAGATATTCCAAGGACCACGAGAACTGCTTTTTTGCTCAAATTCAAAGACTTGATGGCAGTCGTGGCACTCCATTTCGATGTAGAGACTTCTGATCACATTCTTGCTATTCTTGCCAGCAAGGGCAGCCGGAACAACGTTGAACGCTTTTCGTAAGATCGTATTTGACACGCGGTCATCAAACCAGTACAGATGATAAACGATCTCTTCGCGCAGATCTTCATTGTCACCAATTTTTGAGGGAAGCGCCTTGATATCCTCGTGCAATTGCTCTTTGGCAGCTTTT